AGAGCGAATAATGAATTGGTTTAATAAACTACTAGGCAAAAAGGAAGAAGTTGTTCAAGAAGAAACTCCTGCAAAAACAACTGAAGACGAGCGTAGAGCGATTCTTGAAAAAGAAAAACAGGAAGCTACGGCAGCAGGCGAGCCTTGGGTTGCTGTACTAGATACACAAATTAATCCAGATAACATTAAGAATGGTTTCTTTGAGCTCGATTGGAATAATCAGTTTATTGAAGAACTTCTTGATGCTGGATACACTGGCGAAACCAATGAAGCTATTGTAGATGCATGGTTTCGCACTATTGCTATGCAGATATTGGGCGAAGAAGGACTTGATACTGCAAGAGAAATGGGTTATATTAATGTAGTACCTATTAGCAAAGGCAAGAGTGAAGTATCGTGATTATAAAAAAACTATTCGGTTATATCCCTATATATAAACTTGACAAAAGTAAACATAGACAGTATACTAGTTTATATGAAGATTTATGTATGTGAGGACAAATGAGCACTTATATTTTAGTAGACACAGCAAACACTTTCTTTAGAGCTCGACACGTAGTACGTGGCGATATTGATACGAAAGTAGGTATGGCATTGCACATTACACTCAACAGTGTAAAGAAAGCATGGACTGACTTTAACGCAGATCATGTTGTGTTCTGCTTAGAAGGACGTAGTTGGCGTAAAGACTTTTACGCTCCTTACAAACGTAATCGACAAGTTGCACGTGATAAACTGTCGCCTCGTGAAGCAGAAGAAGATACTGCATTTTGGGAAATCTTTGACGAGTTTAAAAACTTTGTTACAGAAAAGACTAACTGTACTGTTATGCAACATCCGCAACTAGAAGCAGATGATCTTATTGCAGGTTGGGTGCAAGCACATCCTGACGACAATCATGTTATTATTAGCACAGACGGTGACTTTGCACAATTAATTAGTCCTCGTGTACGACAGTACAATGGTGTTAGTAACACTATTATTACACACGAAGGTTACTTTGACGATAAGAAGCGTGAGCATATTATTGATAAGAAAACAGGTGAAGCAAAGCCTGCACCTAATCCTAAGTGGCAGATCTTTGAAAAGTGTATGCGCGGCGACACAAGTGATAATGTGTTTAGTGCATATCCGGGTGTACGTGTAAAAGGTACAAAGAACAAAGTAGGTCTTACAGAGGCATTTGCAGATAAAGAAACAAAAGGTTTTAACTGGAATAACATGATGCTACAGCGTTGGACTGATCACGAAGGTGTAGAACATCGTGTATTAGATGATTATAATCGTAACGTAGTACTATGTGATTTGACTGCACAACCTGCAGAGATTAAAGAGCTAATTACTACTACTATTAAAGAACATGCAGTGCCTAAGAACATTGATCAAGTAGGCATGCGTCTTATGAAATTCTGCGCTAAGTGGGATATGCAACGAGTTGCAGATCAGGCACAAAGTTTTGCAGAGCCGTTAAATGCGAGGTATCCAGCATGAATGCAAAAGAAATTATTAAAAACAAGTTTTGGATTGTAGAAGACAACGGTGTCAAGTTTGGCACTATTAGTTTAAACGAAGATCAATATATTTTAAGTACTCCTACAGGTACTAAGTTTTATCATACCGAACGTCAACTTACTAAAGCACTTGATAAAAAATTAAGCTGGACAGATTTAGAAATAACTGAAACTTCTGCAAAAGAAGTTCATGGTTATGTAACTAACAGTATTCCGTTTAATCCTATGTACGATGTAAAACGTAAATTACCTTTGTTTACTAAAAGCGATAAGAGTAAAAGTCTATACTGTGCAGGGTTTTATATTATCCAGTTTGACAAAGGATGGGTTAAGAGCTTCTGCCCTAAACTAATTACAATCGAACGGTATAACTTTAGGGGACCGTTCAAGTCAGAAATTGAAATGCGTCAGGAGTTAAGCCGTGTCAACCGTTGAACCATTAAACACTAATCCTATTCAACAGTTTATTCAGCAGGTTAAAACTGCTGATGCAAGCAGACAACAAGAAGTAAAAATGAATATAGAACAAGCTCGTCGTCTTGCTTTTACACTCGGTGAAGTTATGGCAAGACTTAATAGCGATCTTGAACAACTACTTGCACGTAAAAATAGTGGAGCAGATGAAGTTATCCAAATTAACATGGATGGCGGGAGTAAGTGGTAAAGATACTGCTAAAAAGAGATAAATATATGCGTAGTTAACTAAAGGACACGTATATATGAGCAGACCTAAACCAACTGTATTAAAAGAATTTGTAGATAAAAAGACCTACAAAACTGAACAAGTATTGCAGTCTGACGCTATCTGGGCTGTGTTCTTCCGAGATCAACCTTTTAATCTTAAAAGTGCAAATATGTTGACCAGCTATCCTGGTCCTAAATATAAAAAGACCAGCTTTTCAAATCCTGGTCACGCATTTAATTTGGCTAAAAAGCTAAACAATCTATTTGACAGTGACGAATTTACTGTGGTTAAACTTACCGCAGGTGAAACAATCTTCGAATGAACTGGAAAGAAACATACACAAAGATATTTTTAAAGGCAGCTGACAAAGGTATTAGCGAGCTTGCAATTAAAGAGTATCTACCAGTGTGGTGGAAGAACACACGAGCAAAAGACACCGGCGGACTTCGTTTAACAGACGAAGGCTTTCGCTTTATTACCGAAGATATTGAACTTACTACCTATGAAGTTCCGTACCCAAAAGATTTTGATCTTACTACTAATGTAGTAATTTGGATGGACAACTTTATTGACTGTCCTTATTACTTAGGTAGACATGGCATTATTGTTACGAACGAAAAGAAGGCCATGGAATTACACCTGTTTAGCGGCGATATACGCAAGTATGGGCTAACAAAAGCACTAGGCAGACATAAAAAAGACGATTTAGACTCCAAAAGTGGTTGACCTTTGCTGTTACCAGTGTTATTATATATACATAGTTAGAAACTAGGCACTGATAACTTAACAAGGAACACAAAATGGAAAATACAGCACTTCGCACCGTTACCCCGAACAGCGCAAAGAAAAGCATTGTACGTGCTTTCAAGAAAAAGCGTCCACTGTTTATTTGGGGGCCTCCAGGAATTGGTAAATCTGATATTGTTCACCAGATCGGTGATTCAATGGACGCACATGTCATTGACATTCGTTTGAGTCTTTGGGAACCTACAGACATTAAAGGTATCCCATACTTTGATCCTAACCAGAACAAAATGGTTTGGGGTGCGCCGTCAGAGCTCCCTGATGCTGAAATGGCGGCACAACACAAATACATCATCCTATTTTTGGACGAGATGAACTCGGCAGCGCCAGCTGTACAAGCGGCAGCATACCAACTCATTCTTAACCGTCGTGTAGGACAGTATAAACTGCCAGACAATGTTCTTATTATTGCGGCAGGTAACCGCGAAGCAGACAAAGGTGTAACTTACCGTATGCCTGCTCCGTTGGCTAACCGCTTCGTTCACTTGGAACTGGCAGTTAACTTTGATGACTGGTTCCAGTGGGCAGTTGCTAACAAGATCCACCGTGATGTTGTAGGCTACTTGACATTTAGCAAAAAAGACTTGTATGACTTCGATCCTAAGTCGCCGAGCCGTTCGTTTGCTACACCTCGTTCATGGTCGTTTGTTTCCGAACTATTGGAAGATGATGACGATGACAACACCACTACTGACTTGGTAAGTGGCGCAGTAGGCGAAGGCCTTGCTGTGAAATTTATGGCGCACCGCAAAGTGTCGGCAACAATGCCTAACCCAACAGATATTTTGGATGGCAAAGTTAAAGAGCTAAAGACAAAAGAGATCAGTGCCATGTATTCCTTGACTGTCTCGCTCTGTTACGAACTGAAAGAAGCTTCTGATAAGAACGACAAGAAGTTCGATGACAAAGTAAACAACTTCCTGCGCTTTGCAATGGATAACTTTGAAACTGAATTGGTTGTTATGGGCATTAAACTTGCTCTTACACAATACTCGCTACCAATTGACCCAGATGAAGTAGCATGTTTTGATGAGTTCCACGAGCGTTTTGGTAAGTATATTACTGCCGCACAACAGGCGTAACCATAAAAGAGCTGGGCAATCTCTCAAAAAAGCCCTTTTTTACTTGACATTGCATGTAAATACGTGTATACTATACGTATAGACAATAAAGGAATGGCACTATGAGCGTAGAAGGCACAAAGCACTGGACTCCTAATCCAGATATTACTCCTGAAGAACTTAAAGAAATGCGTGTCGATGTACTCGATCGTATTATTGTTGCTCGCGTAGGCTTGCTACTGCGTCACCCATTTTTTGGTAATATGGCTACTCGTTTGCAAATTAAAAGTGCAGATGATTGGCTAGGTACTGCGGCTGTAGACGGACGCAACCTTTATTTTAACACTCAATTCTTTAACGCAATGAGCAATAAAGAAATTGAGTTTGTTATTGCACACGAAATCCTACACTGTGTATTTGATCACTTAGGTCGTAGAGATGATCGTAATCCAAAAATTTATAACATTGCCGCTGACTACATTGTAAACAACTTGCTTGTTCGTGATCGTATTGGTGATAAGCCTAAGCTCGTAGACTGTTTCCAAGACTTTAAATACGATAGCTGGACTTCTGAAGAAGTATACGACGACATTTTTGAAGAAGCTAAAAAGAACGGCGAAGAGTTCTTAAAGCAACTTGGTGAAATGCTAGACGAACATATTGACTGGGAAGGCGAAGGCGGTCAAGGTAGTAACGACGGTGAAGGCGCTGACGGCAAAGAGAGTAAAAAGCGTCCTACATATTCTAAAGAAGAGCTGAAAAAGATCAAAGATGAGATCAAAGAAAACATGATTTCTGCGGCACAAACATCTGGTGCAGGCAATGTACCTGGTGAGATTGCACGTATGATCAAAGAGCTTACTGAGCCTAAGATGAACTGGCGTGAAATTTTGCGTCAACAGATTCAGTCAACTATCCGCAACGATTATACATTTAGTCGTCCAAGTCGCAAAGGTCAAATGACTGGTGCTATTTTGCCTGGTATGAACTTTGATGAAACTATTGACATTTGTATTGCACTTGACATGAGTGGATCAATCGGTGATAGTCAAGCACGTGACTTCCTAAGTGAAATCAAAGGCATTATGGACGAGTACAAAGACTACAATATTAAATTGTGGTGCTTTGACACTAAAGTCTACAACGAACAAGACTTTAGTGCAGACGGCGGCGATGATCTAATGGACTATGAAAT